CCGCCGAGAGCGTACGATCCAAAGTAGTCGTACCAAATCTTAGGGAACTCGATACAGCTACAATCAATCGGGGAGGCGTCATGCTTGTCATCCAACATCTTCTCTAAATAGAGCTGTTGGGCAATTGAGATGCCGTAGAGCTCCTCGACCAACAATCTGGTTCGGGGCCCCACCGGTTCATCTGGGACATTAATCTCATCGCGGATTCCGTACTGCGGTATGTCCTTAAGTCCAAGCATAGACAGGAAAAACTCTAGCTGATAGTGTCTCATCATGTTGAGCACTCTTGTCCCCACAACCACACCACGTGTGATACGTAGGCCATACCGCGCTAAGGCGGATATGACGGGGCAGCCTGGGTACTGAAATGCTAAGGATAGCGATTTACAGCGCAACAGCTGGCGGTGCTTAGAGCTTTTGGCTCGTGCGTAACGGAGTTCTGTCCACCCAAAGGATGCAAGAACCTTCTTGGGGTCCGTCACGTTTTTCATTTCGTCTATGTCGAATACGAGACCACAGAATGAAGCGCGAGAAAGGTCCTGATGTTTCTCTAGCTTGATCCTCATTCCGAGTTTGGCGAAGAGCTCTGGTGTTGGGGTTCCCCCCTCACACCTGGCCACTCCGTCATCCCCTTCGACACACTCATAGCACTCAGCACCAATTGAATGGCACGCGAAATTGAGTAGCATGAGATTGGCAAAGCCATTGCCAAGCGAAGTACACATCTCTCCGGACATTCTGGTTGCTTCAACCCAGAGAGAAAAGAACTTAAAAGAGCAGTGGTTGGTTCCGCCCAAAACCTCTTCCAGATGTCGATCAAACTCTCTGGCCTCGGGCAAGAACTGTGTCATGTAGCGATACAGCTGAAATTCACACACTTCCATGAGCCTTCTGGTGAACAAGGCTTCGAAGGAGGTATAGTCTGTGGCTATGTAGGTCCCTCCCTCGCGATAGATGCGCTCCATGATGTACTTGGCGCGCTGATCTACGGGAATCTTCTTAATGAAGGCGGGGTGTTTAAAAACTTCAGCTTCAATCAACTTGAAGATTGGGCCGACGGCACACTTATACTCGTCGGTGCGGGAATTTATCCCTCTGGCATGCTTGTATTCCTCGGACGCATACCCCTCATCTTTCATAAATGATTTTACTTTCATGTATCGTTGATCTCCCCAGATGCACGCAACTCGCGCCCACTTCATGCGCAGTTCGATTTTCCGCCACTCTGGGTAGTTCGAGTGTTTTAACCAACGTTCCACTGACGTGTCGGCGTCAGGAGCTAATGGAACGAGGTTCTTCGTCATCCAACGTTTGACATACTCCTCAAAGTCACGCAGGAGCTGATCGTCGGGATCCGGTGGTTTGGCTGCAAAACGCTTGATCGCGCCAGCAATCATAGTGTCCCTATCCCCAGGGCAGGGATGAGGAAGGGCCACCCCCTGCACGTGGGGGCCCAAGGATACAGCTACCGGTGGTCGCCTCGAAGTGTCGCACTCACCTTCCTTGATGAAAGTGCGATCCTTCACCTCTCCTAGAGCGGGTGTCGGAACTTCGCCATACCGGTAGCCGTAGGTCATTATCCTACTAGATTGCTGGCTCGGGGAAAAGGCGCGTCCCCTTCCTCGAGTCTATGCATTTGCGCTTTTCTAAGTCCATACGCAAGATATACGGAATTCGTAACAATGTTTTGGTCGCTAAGATTCGCGTACCTATCAACATTGACACTCATGAGCTTTCCTCCTGCGTTGTCTAGTTTAACCGAAGAAGCCTTGTCGTCCAGCGTCGGCGACAAGTTAGGATGGTGAGCAATCTGAGATACCGCTTCAACGGACACGATAATCTCAGTGTTCTTGGGGAAGAACGGGATGTGATCTTTCCTAAGATTCACAACCGCATACATTGGCTCAGCATACTTGAGGTCAGTTAATTTCACTGCCTCAGGGCGTAGGTCGACTTCCGCAATTTTGGTCGGATCCTGCCATCTTACAAACGAGTACGTGTACTTGATCGGTTTTTCAGACAAAACCGTCGACCTTCCACGATACCAGTCATAAACTGTCGTAGCCGCTAGGATTGCGGCAGAATACGCTGCTGAAAGAATTAAAGTTCTAAATGTATTCTTC